CAACTGAGACGCCAGAGCCTCGACGGGGTCGGCGGGCTCATACTTGGGCGGAGCCTGCTTAGGCTGCGCCTCCATGGCCTGCCTGCCGCTTTCAAGCTGGAGAAGCTTGGCGGCGTTCGAGGACATTTCCTGCTGAACGTCGGCGGCCCTGTCATAGTCGCCGGCGGCCATCGCGTCTCGATACTGCATCCGCAGAATGTCATTATTCCGCTTAACCGTGTCGATGGCGTTGGTAATAAGGTGAAGATTAGTCTCACTCACCTCATTTTGCGCTTTGTAAGCCTGCTGAGTGGCTTCCTGAGCGCGTTTTTCAGCGTTTGCGCGAGCCGAACGCTCCATTTCGATTTGCTTACGCAGTTCTTCAATGCCCGTTTCAGGGGCAATGACGTCGTCCTTGGCCTCCTCGGCCTTAACGACTTCGATTTCGGGCTCTTTTACGGCGGTTTCAGCCGGCTCAAGCTCAATTTCGACTTCTTCATTTTTATCCGACATTTATTTCTCCTTACCAAACGCGGTCAGGCGCATCAATGCGTCCGCGCACGCTGACATCATCCAAAATACGACACAGAACACCGTTGACAGTGATATTCCAACCATCGGAAGGCTTAAAAACAAGCCAATCGCCAAGGTTAAATTCTGTGTTTTCAAACCAAGCCCCATCTGAAACAAAAGCAGTGTTGCCTTTTTTGACCAATAGACCAACCTTGGACTGGTAACGGTCTTCGTCGGTCGTCTTGTCCGACAAGTAAATGCCGGATTTGGTCCTCTGAGGCCGAATATAGACGGCAACAAGCACCTGATTGTTGAAGATTTCGACCTTGCTGATGTCCCCGAGTTCCTTTTTCAAGGCTTCCTTGGGGTCGACTTCGTGCGTCATAAGCATGAAAGGCATTACTGGTTCTCCCGGTTAAATTCCACGTTCCCGCTTGCTGACAATATCGTTCGCTTCCTCAAAAAGCTCTAAAGCCTCTCGAAGTCCCGCGATTCTACCAACTTTTTGGCGAAAACTTTCGATGCTGTCGACCGTTCTTCCGGTGGACAGTTCTTCCTTCAACTCTTCAATTCGCGCGTAAATGAGTTTTGATAGTTCACGCTCAAATACGCTTGCATAGGTTAACAACACAGCCTCCCGAGCCGTTCCCCCCGAATGTTCAAACCGGCGGCTAGTCCGGGAGGGTTGACTAGCCGCCGGTGATCCAGAACGCCGACCGAACGGCGCTCCGAACTTTAGCCGCGAGGCGGCGTCAGGCCATAGGCCCTGATCTTCTCCAACCGACCTTCGCCGCCACCCGCGCCGTCATGGATCGGGTAGGCGCGACCACCTGACTTGCGGCCCATGGGGGGCATACCCTGCGGCCCCGCCTGCATGGGCATGGGGACAGGCATCGCCATCGGCGCGCCAGCGCCAGCGGGCGGCATACCCTGCGGCGGCGGAACCGGCACGGGCTGCGCCGGCAGACGCGGGGGCATACCACCGCCAGGGGGCATCATGGGATTGCCCATGGCGCTGTCGGGGTGCTTGCCGGCAATGATGATATTGACGTTCATCTTGCCCTTGCCAGCGCGCCCGCCATCCTTGCGAGCCATACGACCGCCAGTCGGGCGCGTGCCCTCGTACTCACCGTCGGCGACAGCCGAACCGCCCTTGGCGTGGTGCATGTGCTTCAGGGTTTCGGCGAGGCGGGCGCGCTTGGCGAGCTTGGGATTGTCGCTATGCGCGGCCTTGGCGAGCTTCTTGGCGGGGATTTTCTCGCCAGCCGGAACGTGCAGCGACTTGTGCAGCGCACCCGGATGCTTGATCGCGCCCGCAATCCAATTGCCGCCACCGTCCTTCTTGCCAGTCCGGGCTTCGGGCTTGACCATCTTGCGAATGAGCGCCTTGTCCTCGGCGACATCCGGGTGCTCGGCCTTGCCACCGTGCTTGCGGCGCATAAGCGTCTGAGCAAGTCCGGGGCGCTGACCAGCCTGCATCATGGCGGCCATCTGCTGCGGGTTCATGGCGGGACCGCCCGCCAGCTTGTGAACCTTTCCACCGTGCTTGCGGCCCTTTGCGGCCTTGGCGGCGAGAGCATCCATCGCCCGGCGATCCGCGTCGGAAGTTATTGGCGGGACGTAATTCGGATCAGTCTGGGGGGTATAATCCGGCGACGGATTGTAATCTTTCATACGCTGCCAGGTTGTCACCGGCGGCGCTTCACGCCCTTGCTGAATTACAGGATTGCCATCGGCATGGTGCTGCCGCTTAACTTTTCCGCCGCGCTTAAACGCGCCATCATGCTTTTTGCCAGCGCGCTCATCGTTGGCTTCGCGCACGTCGCGGTTAATCAAGCTGTCAGCCGTAATGGCGCGACCACCGGACTTGCGGGGCTTGCGACCGGCGTGGTGCTTCGCCATCACGCCCTCAACCTTGCCACCGCGCTTGTACAGGCGCGGGCTGACCGGGCGAGCGCCCGTCTTAACATCCGCGTTCATGTCGGTGGGTTCGGTCCAGCCAGAGGCGTCAACCGCGCCCTTGCTTGATCCAACAAGGCGGTGAGCCTTGGCCTTCATCGCCGCCCTAGCGGCCTTTGCTGCTTCGCTCATTTGGAGTCACTCCTTAAACCGGCGTCCCGGTTGCCCTTGATGAATTGCACAGCGCCGCAGGGCGACGGGCTGAATGAGAAGCGCGGATCATCGTTGATGCCCGCGTGTTAAATTTAGGGCGCGGTCAACAATTCCCGGATCTTCAATGCGAGCCGAGGCTGACTGTTGGTCAGCATCATCAATTCTTGGATTTTCAGTGGGAGCCGAGGCTGACTGTTGGTCAGCATCATCAACTTCACCACCATCGGCATAGCTTTGCATGCCATTGATAATGTCACCGTGGGTTGTCATCTCGTTGGATGCTTTGTCCCAAATCGCGTGGTGCGCAAGATGCTGATAAAAAGGATCATACTTTGATGGCGCCTGAAGACCGAGCGCGGCTTGACGAGCTGCGAGCCGGTTAACGGCCTCAACCCCGCCCTGGCCGCCACTGCGCGCAATAAATGGCGCAGCGAGTTTTGTCGGTTCGCCGGTGTTCAAAATAATTTGGCGAGCATCCAGCGTGGGCTGATCACCGCGACCGTAGAGTGAGGCAAGAAAGCCACTTTTAGATGGTCCAACGCCGCGAATATCGGATGTAAATTGACGCCATTCCTCGGGTGTTGATGCACCCTGAGCAGCTCGATGGACAAGATCTGATGCCGCTGTCTCGCGGCCCGGAATATTTTGCGCAGCCCAACGCATTGCGTCAGGAATATCCGTTTCATGTCTTCCAAACGGCGACATGGTTTTTACGGCGCTAGCAACGGTATCCGCTGAAATATTGCCTTTTGCCGCTTCATCAAGATATTTTTGCCCCATTGGGGTTCCAAGCCATTCCATCCACGCGCCCTCGGGGCGAATGGTTTCAACATCGCTTGGCAAATTGAGGCCAAGGCGGCGCAAATTGTCAGCATCCGTGGCGCGGCGCTGAATGCTGGCGCGGGTCGTGGTGTAACCTTTGAGCAAATCACGGGCGCTAAGGCCTTGGTTTCCAGCCTTATCAGCCATGTCCTTCATGTAATCGCCGAAAGCCTGAACGTGCGGCGGAATTTGGGTTATGTTCAAATCCGTGGCGACATCAGAAAGCGGGCGCCATTTCCAGTCAGCAATTTTGTTTCCCGCTGGATCTTCATAACCCGCATATTTTCTGGCGATCTCCAAAGCATGTTCCAAAGACATATCTGTGGGTTTAGAAGCGGCGCGAGCAACATCAGCGAAAACGCCACCAAAACGTGGAAGCTCATTAGCTTGCGCCTCGCTGGGCTCCATTGCTGCCGCAGCCATGAGCGCGCCAGCACCGTACTTAGCAAGTTTGCCGGGCGCGCCAGCCAATGACATCGCCATGCCGGGCAGACTTTTGTCCATCGCACTTTCAGCGAAGTCTGAAGCAACTGCAACTGGCGCCAATGGAGTGGCGTACAACGGCGCTGTCTTCATGTCGTATGCAAAATTTGCCAATGTAGAAAGAGCGGGAGCAACGTCATAAGGCGCGCGGCCCAATTCGGCGCCTTTGGCGTAACCGCTTTTAAGATTGATGGGCAATGTCGGCTTGTCACCAAGATGCGTCATTGACTGAATGTCTGGATTCTGTTGAGCAACGCGCGCAGCCATTTCCTTGTAGGCATTGATGCGATCTTCGTCCGATTGAATTGGGACAGAAGCATCTTCAGTAGGCGCCGCAGCCACCGCGTACGACGCCTTCAGCGCTCTATCCACAACATCATTGCCGCCCACCGGCTGTGGCGGCATATCAGCGCCCTCAACCGTCGCCCTGCTCGTATCAGGCTTGTTGGCATAAATCGTCAACGGCCTTGCGTCAGACGCATCTGCATTTTGCCCAGCCGCGACAGCCGCCGCGTAATCAGCATCATCGTCTGGCGTCGGATCACCACCGTCGGCATACCCGCCGCGCATCAAGTGCTTCGCGATCATATGCGCGAGGCGGATGGCTTTCTGCGGGTCGTGATGCCTCATGGATAAACACCCTTCACCGGGGCCTTCACCTGAGCGGCCAGCCGCTCTTTCTCAAGATCCATGCGGTCGCTGATATGGTCCTTGGCCATTTCCATCTGCTCAAGCTGGATCTTCGCCTGCCGATCCGCCGTGCGCTGGTCATCTTCCATTTGCTGCGATTGCAGCTTGATCTCGATTTCTTTGGCCTTGGTCTGCGCGTCCATCAACCGCGCCCGCGCCGTCATCAACTGGATCGGGTCAACCTGCGGCTGCTGTTGATGAGACTGCGCGCCCTGTGTCGGCGCGAACGCGCCCTGTTGTATCTTCGCTTGCGACTCGGCGGACTTGGCTTGAGCCATCATCATGCGGGCATTGGCGTCCTTTGTTTTGTTCGCCACATCGGCCTGCATCTTCATCATTTCAGGCGGCGGGGCGGCCTGTGCGTTCGGCGGGGCCATGAACTGCTGCGGGTTGCTCCACCCGATGGCCTGCAACGCCGCCATATCAATCGCAATCGGGTCGTACATCGACGGATTGGCTGCTTGAAGCTGCTTGAGCGCCATGATCTTCATCACGCGCTGACCGTGGCTCGCCGTGTTCGGATCGGCCTGCGGCGTCAGATCGCAATCCTCAAGGGCCTTCAAAAACGTCTGCTCGTCCCAAGGATACGACGCCTTCTTATTGCGCTGCCAGAAGCTTTCGGGGTGCTCCTTAAAGCACTCGACCAGCAGCCGGAACTCCTCCGCCTGAGCGGCGTGCATCCGCTTGTGAACCGCGTTCATGACTTTCGTTGCCTGCTCGATCATCGCGAGCGTCGTGCCCACGGGCGCATCCGCCCGACCCTCGCCGACTTGCGCCTCGCTCGTGCCGCCGATCCTCTGGCCCGTCTGCTCAATAGCCCCGGCAAGCGACATCAGTCCCGAACCCACATCCTTATACGGGAGCGGCATAATGGCTTGGTTGATAGGCAGACCGCCAGTTTTAACAAGCGCGCCTCCGCCCGGAGGCACGCGAAAGATATTCGTGTTCTGGCGCGCGCCAGTGTCGGCCATGAGGAAGCCGGGAAAATTCGCGTACATGCCAGCGTCAAGCATCTCACGCCACGCGGCAGTAAGAGCATTAGTTGTATTACCAAGTATATTAAGCAAACCAATGTCGTAGAAGCCAAGGCCGGGAACGAAGGTATATTTGACAAAGCTAACTCTAGCTTCCGGCAACTCCGCATCATCTTCGTCGTAATTGCGAACGACAGAAAGTATTTTCTTACTCGATACATCAGTGGTGACTCGATAGGGGATTTCCAATCCACTTGCCTCTCCCTTATACTTATGTTCAAAACCTTTAATGTTGAGTTCGCAATAACACTCATAAATTTCGCGGTCGCGATCATCCGGGCTTGTGCTATCAAGCGAAATACCCTGCTGGTCGCGCTTCTCGCGCTGCACCGCGTCAAGTTCCGGGGCCATCGCCTGCGATAAATCAGTGTCCCGATACACGCCTAGGATTTGCAATCTCTTGACCGTGGAAGGGCGCATCATAACCCGATGCGTGATCCTCTTGGCGTTCCGCAAATCGGTCGCGGCGTTGTTTACAATCAAATCGTCCGCGTCCACCGTCTCACTGACAGGGCGATTGCGGAGAGGGCAATAATAGACCTTTTTGAACGCCGTGCCGCCAAAGCCAAGCATCAACAGCATTCTATCGGTATCGGGATAATACTCTGTAGCGACGCTGGTTAGATAATGGTTCAGGTCGCGCTCAAGGGCGTTCGCTATCTGATCCTCGCCAAGATCGGCATTGTTATTGTCATTTCGGATTTTAACCGGGCCATCGGTTGGCAACAATTCCGACCGGGCGTTAGCCTGAAACCTCAATACGGCTTCCTGAAGCAGCGGGTGGCGGACCTTGCTCATGCCTTCGACTGGCGCACCATCCGAGGCCCCTTGAAGTCCCGGTATCTCGATTTTCAAACCTAGCAGCTTGATACCTAGCGCGCGATCCTCGACCCACTCTTTGCGGCTGTCTAGATCGTGCTCAATACCCCGCATCAACTCATCTCTGATACGGTAGAGTTCCATATCATCAATGTCATCGACAAGGTTCTCGAACCATCCCCGGTCTTTCCGCTCGTCGGCCTCCGACAGCGGCTTGCCATCAAGGCTAATCGTGACCGACCCGTCGCCGTGCTCGATCTTGACGATGGCGTTGCTATCGTCGAACTGCGGCTGATCCTCTCCATCGTCAACGGCCTCGACGACGACCTCGGTCCCGTCAACGGGAGCATCTGGCTCCGGCGGGCCGGGCAGGCGGATGTTGGGGTTCAGGCCGGCCATCAGGTATCCTCCAGGGCCTCCATTTCGGTCACGAACCGCTGGATGCCCTCCTGGGCGGCATAGTTATCAGATTTCGCGTGAATTTCATAGCGCCTGACGAAGTCATGGGGCGACCGACCCCAGACCTCGACAGAATAGACCGTCAGGCCCTTGTGACCGGGCGGCGGCTCGCGAACAACGTCAACGGTGGCATTAGCCAGAACGCGAGGCATTTCATATCCCATACAATGGCGGCGGCTGTTTGGTCGCCGTGTAGTCCTTCGATTGATCTATCTCCGCCAAGCGCTCCGGCGACCGGGTCAGCAAGCCCAGATCGCGGAGGTGGCGCACACTCTGGCTGGTTGAATCAACCAAATCGTCATTTTTACCCTTTGGGAATATAGCAACTTGGTTGATGACCATTTCCGCCCATTCCTTGTCGGGCGCGTAAACCATTCCCTCGGCGAACAAATGAGAAATAGAATGTAATCTAGCCAATTTGTCAAGATTACCGGGGTTGATAAGTTGAACGGCAAAATCCTCATGACCGAACAAGCGCCTTAATTCCTGAGAAACGCTTATTCCCGATGCCTTACCTTCGATCAGCAATTTATCAATTTTGTAATCTTTGCACACTTTTGCCACGCGAAGCACAAGATCATTTATCTCAAGGCGCTCTTGGAAAGCATACATCAAAATGATTTTAGGCACCGCGTCGAGCTCGCTGGAGTATTGCGCCGTTGGCATTTCCATGCGCTTCCCATACCTGTCCACGTTTAACGTTGATCGCGCGTTTGCGTCGCCAGCAAACACACCCCAAATGGTGAGGGCTGAATAATCGTTTTCCTGCTTAGTGGTGTAAGCTGTATCCAGCGACGCGATGACATAGGAAAGCGGCGGGAAAACGGGATCATTCCACAGCAGCCAGTGCTCGCGCTTAATAACTCCACCGCCAGCAGGTTCAGGGCGCTGTTGCAATTGCCCAGCGGCGGCATATGGACCAAGCGTCTTTTCCAACTGCTTGACTTGTTCATCATCGAAACGCTCGGGCCATAAAAGTTCGCCCGGAACCGTTCGAGGGTCTTTCCAAAGAATAGGCTCTCCATCCTCCGACTCTTCAGCGGGCACGAGAACCGTGTGAAAAGAACGATCAGGTTCGTATCTCATGGGCAAGCAAAGATGCGTCCAATCTCCCACCTGTTGTTCAAGAACATGACCGGAAATATCTCGTTCATTAAGCCGCTGGGCGACAACAATGCGGCAACCTTGACCGGGCTTTGAGTTGTTCAGTCGATTATACCAAGCAGTGTTCCACCAGTTGATCGCGCCTTCCAGCATGGCTTCGCTGTTGGCTTCGGCGGCGTTATTAAGATCGTCGCCGATCAAATATGATCCGCCAAGGCCGGTTGTCGAACCGCCGACCGAAACCGCGATACGCGCGCCATTCTTATCGGTCTGGAACCGCGTCTTGGTGTTAACGTCGCCTAATAGCTTAAACCTATGCCCCCAATGCGCTTGATACCAATCGGATTGGATAAGCGCGCGACATTTAACGCTATCCTGCAACGAAAGAGTAAGCGCATAACCGGCGCAAAGGAATTGAGCGCCAGGGCCAAGCAACATCGTATTGGCCTGTTGAGCCCAAACCCACGCCGGGAACATCGTGCCAACCACGGTGCTCTTCGAGAAGCGAGGCGGGACGTTTATCAGCAGGTTTTGAATGTATCCGTCAGCCGCCGATTCTAGGTGTTCGCATATGGCTTGAAGCGCGTATCCACCATGCGCGAATGGCGCGCTATCAATGTGCGGCCAAGCGGCGACAGTGAAGTCGTAAAGAGAAGCCTCGAATACTTCGGATTCAATTTCAAGTTTGCGCGCGCGTATTTCGCGCAGCGTCGCCTCGCGATCAATCGACTTATCAAGCGTGATCGCGGGCATGGATTAGCTGCTTTTCCCGACGCGCCCATGATGCGGCTTCTTCTTCGCCACAATCGCGAGCAACGTTGACGAACTTGATAACCATATGATCGGGAACCCATCGGGGCAATTCAAGGTTTATCTTGTATCTGGAAATAAGACGACGTGCTTGAGCGCGCTTATCCCGCAACGCAGCGACGCGAATAGCGCGCTTTTCAGGATCGGCATGGAAATCGGCCACTTTGGCTTGAAATGCCGGATCGGCGGCAACTTCCCGCATTATTTCCCGGAATTGCTGCCGAAACTCCGGATTGGCGTACGCTTTTCGAGAAAGTTCCCGCTTGATCTTTCGATATTCGGGCTGGCGATGCGTGTCACCGATTGAGTTGAGCGCGACACCTAGAACGCGCGCCCATAGTCGAATAGTGCGTGGCGTAGCTGCAAAATGCCAGGCTATCTCAACCGTAGGCGTCTTATCAGCGGCGAGGCGGCGCAAGATTGCCTCATTCTCCGGCGTTCGGATTGTTCGGCCAATGCGGGGAATAGGCAAAATCAAACTCCTGCCCGCGCGTCAGAAATCAAAGCCAATTGAGCGCCCGCAACAGAACGCATCATTGGCCCGTTTAGCCATTGTTCGAAAGTATCATTTGAATGATGGCCAGTTGGTAAAGAATACCATGCTAACAAAACCGCCTTCAAAGCGGCTTCAAGATTTTGACGACGCTTTTCAGTGTGGATATGGGCTTCATGCAAACGGATATAATCCGCGTCGGTATAGTTCTGGTTAGCGTCGCTCATTCTAATGATCCTTTCATTTTCTAACGATAACTTCACGCGGGTTGTATTTGGTCAAGCTACCCCTTCGCCGCGCCCGTCTTGAGTAGCGCCTTTTCCAAGGCT